GAGAGAAAACACTTTCGACACAAGCAAATGGTCAAAATTGGAGGAAGATTGGAAACGTTTATTGGTATGGTCACAATGCCAACAACAACAAGCCATGTGGGCAATTGTTCCAGATGTTATAGGAAATGGTGAAGCAACAATTGCGCAGTGGAATAAATACGCAAAAATTGTTCAATCATGCAAAATTCCATTGGCCGTAGCAGTGCAGGATGGAATGACAAGAGAAGATGTGCGTTCACTAAATCCAAGGCCAGAAGTTATTGCTGTTGGAGGAACTACGGAATGGAAATGGGCAACTGTTGAAATGTGGGCGCGATCATTTCCAAGAGTTCATGTTTTACGCTGCAATTCACCAACCAAATTGCATGAATTGCAGGCACTTGGTGTTGAATCTTGTGACGGCACAGGTTGGAACAGAGGCGACAGAAACCAAACCCGTGGCTTAGAAGAATGGGCAAGGCAAGGCGCAATTCCATCAACACATTGGCTTTCAGATCACACTTGCAGAGGCAGCAGGAATCAAAAAAATAAAAATCAAATATCTTTTGCATAATCATGGGCAGCGAATATGAACAGATTGCAAGTCTGATGAAATATGCCAGACACATTGAGGATAAAACCATGCCAGATTTTGAAAAATACAGAAAGACGGCAGCACTGCTCGATGAATGCCGGGCAAAGAAATTTCCACACATGGAACGTTTGGGACTGATTAAACCATCAGAACCAGAAAATCAAAACACATAACCCACAAAGAAATAATGGCAAAATATACGATCACAAAGGAAGACGAGGAATTTACAAAAAACGACAGCAACCAATCAATTGATTTTGGTGACATCAATGCAAAGTTGATGGGCAACATCGAGGGGCATTGCCATCAATGGTTGCCAGGCGGCAAAGTAAAGGGCGGCCAATATAGGATTGGCGGCATTGATGGTTCAATTGGCAGTTCAATGGCAATTAACCTGCGCACCGGGCAATGGTATGATCATGCCACAGAAGACAAAGGCGGTGATTTGATCTCACTTTATGCGGCAGTAAACAATTTGACGCAAGGGGAAGCCGCAAACGAGTTGCAAGGCACAGTCAACATTGTGCGCATGACAAAGCCAACCAAGCTGAAGCCATTGGCATCAGAATCAGATTGGGAACATGCATTGACTAAGCCGGAAACACCAGCACCAGAGCATTGGCAGCATGGCAAAGCACAAAAGATTTACAAATACGAAGATTCAGCCGGGCGGCCAATTGGCGTGATCATGCGGTGGAATCTGCCAGATGGCAGCAAGACCATCAGCCAATGCAGTTGGATGCGCCACAAGAAGACAGACAGATGCACATGGAAGTGGCAGGCATTCAATGCGCCAAGGCCGCTTTACAGGGGCGAATTGCTCAACAAGATGCCAAGCGCAGATGTTGTGATTGTTGAAGGCGAAAAGGCAGCAGATGCATTGGCAACCAAATTGCCAGATCATGTGGTGCTGTCATGGGCAGGTGGCAGCAAGGCAATCAATCAATCCGATTGGGCAATTTTGGAAGGCAGAAACATAGCAATTTGGGCAGACAATGATGAACCGGGACGGAAAGCCGCAAACGATTTAAAAGGCATCACAGGCGGCAATTTGATTGATGCACCACAAGACAAGCCGGAGGGATGGGATGCGGCCGATGCGGTTGCAGAAGGTTGGACAACGCCAGGATTGTTGGAATTGATTGCCAGCAACGTGCAGCGGCAAACCTACAATGTTAATTTTGGCAATGAAGGTCGGCCAAGATCATCTGAAGAAGCCAAGGCAAGGCGGCCAAATGTCATCATTGATGGGTTGCTTTACGCCAAATCAAAATTGTTGATTGGTGGCGTTGCCAAGGCTGGCAAATCGCATTTTGCAATGTCATTGGCATCATGCATGGCTTCCGGGAAACCATTTTTGCAATGGGCAGCACCAGAGCCGCAACGGGTTTTGTATGTTGATTTTGAGTTGCATGAATGGGAATTGGATGAGCGTTGTGCATCGGCATGCAATTGGGATGTGCCAAGCAATTTGGCAACCCTAAGTTTGCGCCAACATTACGATGTGCGCAGCACAGCATCGTTGAGCAAGGTGTTGAAAGCAATACAGGCCAACCAGTTTGATGTGATCATCTTGGATTGCCTTTACAAATTCAACAGCGCGGAGGATGAGAATGACAACGCTGCCATGAAAGCCATTGGTTCTTGGATGGATGAGATCATTGCCAAATACGGCATCACACCAATTTTGATTCATCACTTTGGCAAAGGTTCGCAATCCGGCAAAGAAGTCATTGACCGATTCCGGGGCGCATCATCGGTGGTTGGTGAAATGGATGGATTGATCTCAATCATCAGCCATGAAAACGAGGGATGCTACATTGTGGACAGCGTGGTGAGATCATTCAAATCAACGCCATCTTTTGTGGCGCGGTGGGACTATCCACATTGGGTGCTGTCAGAAGATTTGGACGCAAGCAGGGCGGCCAAGCCGGGAGCAAAGAAAAAGCAAGGCGATGACAAATTGCTGGCACTTATTCCATCCGGTGAAGACAATGCAGCATTCATTGGCGACATGAATTTGGACATCAGCAAGATCCAATTCAACAGGCGCAGGCAGGAAATTGATGCCATCCATGTGGTCAAAATGGTCAATTCATCCGGCAAACTAGAAAATGCATATTACAGGTAAATTACTGCTGCATCATATTAATCATACAAAATTCCAACTTAATATGATACAGCAGCCTTTAATGCCAGTAAACAAGCGGGGTTTGCTGTATCATATTGATATGATGCACCAGATCAAAACAGCACTTAAAAAGCATGTGGGGGGCATTTATGCCCCACATTTAGCTTGCTTGATCATATTAATCAAATCCCTATAGGGTGATGATGCAGCAAGAAAACAAACAGAAGGGGCGCGAAAGGCTAAAGGTTTTCACAACCCTTAATCCAATGCAGGCAATGGATTCATCATTGTCTTTACATAAGTATTGACGGCAACCCCCCATCACTTACAACCAATCACATGGAACAGAAAGCAAACAAAGGCCAAGGCCAGACCAAGCAACCATCAAGCAAGATGGTGAGCTTCCGCATGCCAATGGCATATATTGAACAGTTGCAGCAGCTTTCGCAAGGATTGGGCAAATCAAAGTCGCAGGTGTTGCGCATGGGATTGGACTCATTGCAGCGCACAGCGCATTGCAATGGGCATTTGGGCGGCTAATGATTGATGAAAAAATCCAATTTGGATGCCCCCCATGTAAGGAATCTTTTAATTTTTCGGGCATCGTGGGTAACTTGACTTGGGGAATTTTTATACACGAATCAAAAAACAAAACTTATGGCACAAAAAATTGAGCAACTAAAAACAACGGATTTAATTCCATACGCAGGAAACACCAGAACGCATGATGAAAATCAAGTGGCTCAAGTTGCATCCAGCATTAAAGAATTTGGCTTCACTAATCCAATATTGATTGATTCCAGCAATGGCATCATTGCCGGGCATGGCAGATTAATGGCAGCGCAAAAGCTGGGCATGGAAAATGTGCCATGTTTGCGTATTGATCATTTGACCGATGCACAACGCAGGGCATACATTATTGCCGACAACAAGCTGGCGTTGAATGCTGGATGGGATGAAGATGCCTTGGCTGTTGAAATTGCACGACTACTGGAAGACGAATTTGACATGGCCTTAACCGGGTTTGGCGAAGATGAATTGGGTGCTTTTGAAATTAATGAAGTAAATGATCCGGAGCTTAAAGAAGGCGAAAATGAACCATTTAGGAAAGTGACCTTTACAATCCACGAAGAACAGAACGAAGAAATCCAGGCAGCAATTTCAAAGGCAAAAGAAGTTGGAGGCGGTGAATCAGCAATAAACGACAACAGCAACGGAAACGCATTGACATGGATTTGCTCAAAATTTAATCAAAATGGGTAAAGCAAAAGAATTAATTGTTAAACCAATATCAGCAAAAGACGCACAGAAAGTTGTGAAGTCTTTGCACTACTCCGGAAAGGTTGCAGCAATTAGCCAATTGCACTTTGGGGTTTTTTTGAATGGAAAATGTGGTGATGCCATGCAATTCGGACCGCCAATTGATCGTCGCAAATTACTTCCATTAGTTAAGGGGACAAAATTCAATGACTTTTTAGAGTTAAACAGAATGGCATTTGCTGATTGGCTGCCAAAAAATGGTGAAAGCAGGTGCATTGGTTACGCCATGCGATACATCAAGAAAAAATATCCACACATTCAATGGATTGTCAGTTTTGCAGATGGAACGCAATGTGGAGACGGAACGATTTACCGGGCAAGTGGATTCCATCTTACTCAAATTAAGAAAAACTCAACAATTTGCAGATTAAAGTCTGGTGAGATTACAGCAAATCATGGAACGAGTAAAAAAGATTTTACTGATTCAATCAAACTGCCTGGGTTTCAACTTAGATACATTTTTTTCTTAGACAAAGCAGCAAAAGCAAATCTGACAGTTCCAATTTTACCTTTTACGGAAATTGACAAGCAAGGTGCAGGGATGTATAAAGGCAAATCAACAAAAGGCGTATCAAGTGAAACCAGTGACACACCAGGCATCCAGTCTGGAAAGGGCGGTGCAACTCCGACCGATACGCTCCAATAATTATGGCAATTGAAATTCCATTTGATGCCATCCGGAAACGAAACATTGGCAACATTCTTGCCAAAGTTAAGGCAGGCAAATCTTTAACGGCATCAGAGCAGCGCACGTTGGCCGATGAAGAAGCCAAAGCCAATGGCAAACGTGAAAAGCGAACCATTGCGGTAATGGCAAAAGAATATTGTGTTGCAGTTCGCACAATCAACAGGTGGGCAAAGCTTAATGCGCCATTTGATGATGATGCCGGGATGAATGCTTTTGTGATGAAGCAAACGCACATTCCCAAAAAATTCATCAATTGGCAGATTAAAAAAGGTTTTACCAAAATTGATGAAACCAGTGATGATGAAATTGGTGATGAATTTGAAAGCCAAATCAAATTGCGTGATTTCTATTTTGGCAAACTAAGCGCGGCCGCAAGGCGCAACGATCAAAACCAAATCAAGTATTGGAATGAGTTGTTGTTGAAAACGGAGGAAAGCATGCGCAGGACAGAGGCGCATCAGAAGAAATTTGATTTGGAAAGCGGTGAAACAATTGACCGGGTGGAAGTGGAACGAATATTGGCAGCAATGATTTATGCCGGAAACGCATGTGTTCGTTCTCAAATCAAAGAGATTGCCGAAGTGTTGGCGGCCGAATCATCGCCAGCCAAGATTTACGAAATGCTTTCACCTGCGATTTTGGGCGGCCGCATTTTTGAAGGCTTCAAAGCACTTACTAAATCCGACAGCCAAGTGAAGTTGCCAGGTTGGGTTGTTGCTTGTGTTCAATATGAAGGGGAAAATTATCTGGAGGGCGTTGATGTTGCTGCTGAATAAATACGCAAAGGTTTACCCAATCAAGTGGTCAGAACGTCACATTACTTTGGATTATGGAAGCTTCAAACCAGAGTTTCATCCATTGTTGGTTGAACCATTGCAGGCATTGGCAGACAGCCGGGGCAAAACAGTTGGGTTGATTGGTTCAGTGCAGCACATTAAAACCCTTCTGGCGCAGATGTGGCAATTGTATTGCTTGCATGTTGAACCGGGACGGGCGGCAATGTATGATTTGACTGAATCAGCATTGAAAGAGTTTTCTGATGATAAGTTCACGCCATTGATTGATTCAACAGATGCGGTGCTGAATTTAATACCAAACCAAGCTTACAGGCGCACAAAGTTTTACACATCAACCAATTTTGGCGCAATTCGTTTGTTGTCTGCCAATGTTTTGGCTGCGCGTAATTCTAAGACATTGGAGCGCATTAGCGCAGATGAGTCATGGGCTTATGGCCACAATTGGCTTGATCAGATCAAAGACCGTATGAGCAGTTTTACATGGTCATCACAAATGTTTTTGCCAACTTCCGGGCAAACCAAGGGCGGTGAGCTAGATGACATGTGGATTCGATCAAAGCAAAAGACTTGGCACATTGCATGTGATTGTTGCGGTGAGTTGATTCCATACATTTGGCGGCAAGCTGCTGCCGGGGATGAAATACCAATTGGCGGCATGCGATGGGCGGCCAAAGAAGATTACATGAATGCAGATGGCCGCATCAATTTTGGCAAATTAGCGGCTTCTGTATTTTATGAATGCCAGCTTTGCGGTGGCAAGTTGGATGCAGCGCCATCAATGCAGAAAACCAGAAATCAATCCGGGAAATACATTGCGCTCAACCCGGATGGTGATGATGCATTTGATTTTTTCTCTTACAATGCAATGGCGCATGTTTCATGGGCAAGCCTTGTTGAGCAATTCAAGTTGGCACAATTAGACCGGGAACGTGGCGCTTTGGATTCATTGGAAAACTTTGTGCGCAAACGATTGGCAGAATCATGGGCGGAAACAGATTATGTGGCTGCTGATATTCATCAGACTGCATCTGGCGGTTATGAATTAAAAGAAGCATGGGATGCTTCCGGGCAATTTATATTTTGCACAGTGGATGTGCAGAAAGACCATTATTATTATGTAATACGTTCATGGGCAATTGTGGATGGCACATTGCGTTCAAGATTGCTTGATTGCCGCAAAGTTGTGACAACGGCCGAAATCCGGGAGTCTTGCGATGAATGGAAAATCCCACAACATGCACTTGGTTCTGGCGGTGCTTGTCGCGTTTTCTTGGATGGCAATTACAACACCAACCAGGTGCAGCGCATAGCATTAGAAAACAATTGGATGGTTTTCCGTGGTGACAGTGCAAAGGATTATTTGAATCAAGATGGCTTCCGGCGCATTTATTCAGATTTGAAACCAGTGGATGCTTATGACGGCACAGCAATCAGCCGTGGCGCAAAGGTTGGGCAATTCTTCTTTTCTAAACAATCAGCAAAGAACAGGTTGAGTTTAATGCGATCATTGAAAGATCACAGAGGCCAACCAATTTGGACGCATGCAGATGATGCCGGGGCAATGTATGAACGCCAAATCAATGCATGGGCAAAGATTGCCAAGACAAAGGCTGATGGCTCAACTTTTTTTGACTGGATAAATACTGACAAGCACAATGACCACTTTTATGACTGCGAAGCAATGCAGGTTGTTTGCGCGGCCATGTGCAAGTCACTTGGAACTGAAAGTATTGTTTCAACGGAAGATTAAACCCGCTTTTTTATATATCAAAAAAGCCGTCAAAATACCTGCGTTGACAATTTGCCATTTTCTTATCATAACAAAGGCACATGAGAAGCCTGCTGTTTGTTATATGGATTAAATCGTCAAAGGACGCTGCAACCGCATTGTCTATAATTGAGACACTTGCGCTGGGTGAGTTTGATACACAATCACGTGGCGGAGCTCGCATTGTGTCTGCCAATGTTGCAGGAAAACAATTTCAATATGAATTGCCGGCCGATTGGTCAGCATCTGATTTTATTGAGCAACTGCGGTTGCTCTATCGCGTTGCAACAACTGGCGGTGCTGATGGTGGTCAAATGACCGATTCAGAAATGAATGATTACGTCATTGATGCAGGCAACCAAGTCACAAATATCAGCAAGGTGCGCTTTGCTGATCAATCGGGAGGAAGATACTAATGGCAACAAAACCAATTAAATTACTGCCAAAGCTAAAGAAAATCACTTCCGGTGTGGCTTCATTTTGGGGCAGAGGTGGAACAAACGAGTTTTATCCTGGTGGGGCAGATGACCAACGCAGATTTGGCCGTGGCAAACTTGCTCGGGACATTGCTGAATTGATGGTGGAAAACCGCCAGAAAATGCTGCTTGGTGACAGCCGTTATATTTATCAATCATTTTCCACTGTTTCTGGTGCAGTTAAACAGAAGGCAAATTATGTATATGGCAACGCATGGCGTTTGCAATCATACAGCGCAAACAAAGAATTTGCTTTGGCCGTTGAAGAAGACTTTAAGAAAATTGACCGCTTATTGGATACGCGCGGAAGTGCTTTTTCTTTTCGCAAGTCTGCGTGGCTTGGTTCAAAAACCATCGATGTTGATGGTGACTATTTCATTGTATTGACAGAAAACGCCAACACAGGATTTCCAAAGCTGCAATTCTTGGAAGCGCACAGGGTTGGTTCTTTTGGATTGAACGGGGCGCATGCAGTCACAGATGGCCGATACAAGGGCATGCGCATTTTTGCTGGCGTGATTGTTGACGAATACATGCAGCCGATTGCATACCGGGTTCAAGATGAATCGGCAAAATCCGGGCATCGTGATGTGAATGCAAACAGCATGATTCATGTTGCAGACTTGGAATGGTTCAGCCAAAGCCGGGGGCAGCCATCTGTTGCGGCCGCAATTCTTGATTGGTATGATCTTGCAGAAACACGCGATGCCGAAAAAATTGCTGAAAAGGTAAACAGCGCACTTACGTTGGTGGAATCAAACGAAACCGGGCGGCAGGACATGGGCAATTCAATTGTCAATCCATCGCCTGGCAGTGATGGCAGATTGCAAACGCAATTAATGGATTCCGGATTGATTCGATATATCAAAAACGGAGGCAGCTTAAAAGCGCATCAGAGCAACAGACCATCAGACCAATGGTTGAATTTCACCAAGCTTGTTGAGTCATCTGCATTTTATGCATTGGGATGGCGAAGGGAAATGCTTGATTCATCTGCCATTGGTGGTGCTGGTGTTCGCGGATTTGCTGCTGACATCAACAAATCAATTGCTTCCAGATGTGAAATTATTGAAGCCGGTATGAAACGCGCGGCAATGTATGTTATTGCAAAACGTGCAAAACAAGGCGTTTACGGAGAATTGCCAGAAGATTGGTGGAAGATTGGATTCACTAAAGCCGCACAATTCACAGTTGATGAAGGCCGCATGAGGGCAGCCGACATTGCTGATTTACGTGCAGGCTTAACAACTGAAGATCATATTGTGGAAGCGCGTGGCATGGATTATGAAGACATGCTCCGGAAACGTGCTGCCAATATAGTTTTGAAGAAACAAATTGCAGATGAAAATGGATTGAATCCTGCCGAGCTTGGAACAACGGCAATGCCAGGAGATCCAGTTGATCTTGTTGAAGAAGAAACCGGTGAAAAAGCCGAAATTGAAATTTCAGAAAATAGAATTGAGGAAACTCAAACAGACGAAACCTAAACAGGAAAAACAAAATGGAAAAATCAAAAACCAATTCATGGTATGCAATGGAACAAGAAACTGTCTCCGAAGGTGTTAAATCTTCTAAAGCGGAAATCTTTATTTATGACGAAATCGGAGGGTTTGGAGTTGAAGCCAACCAATTTATTGAAGACATCGAAGCACTTGGAGAAGTTGAGCAAATAGATTTGCGCATCAGTTCGCCAGGCGGCTCAATTATTGAAGGCAATGTAATCTTCAACGCAATTAAGCGCCATCCGGCAAACGTCACAGTTTACATCGATGGCATGGCGGCATCAATGGCATCTGTTATCGCAATGGCTGGGGACGACGTGTTGATGGCCGACAATGCTTTGCTGATGATTCACAACCCTTGGACAGTGGCCATTGGTGACAGTGAAGGTTTACGCAAAGAAGCTGATTTGATGGACAAAATGAAATCTTCAATCATCAATGCATACAGCCGGAGCAATTACAGCACCGAAGAATTGGAAGAATTGATGAATGCAACTACCTGGTTCACTGCTGATGAAGCAATGGAAGCCGGTTTCATTGATGGCACAATTGAAGGTTTGAAGGCGGCCGCATCAGTAAAAGAAATGTCAGCAATTGCGGCACAAGCCGGTGCAACACTTCCAGTTGAAAAGATCGTTGCCAGCATCGTTGCAAAACATGATTCAAAAGTTGCAAAGCTTGAAAATGAATTGTTTGAAGTGAGTGAACAAGTCGAGCATGGCGAAGCGCAAATTGTTGAATTGCAAAATTCTCTTAAAGAGTATAAATCTGAAATTGAAGACATGGAACTTGCACATGCAGAAGAAATGGATGAAGCGGCCGTTGCATTGAATGATGCAACTAAAGTGAAAGCCATTGATGTTTCTGTTGCAGCGGCAGAGCTGATGGCTTTGCAAACTGCTGAAGCAATTGCCGAAGCTTCAAACGAATCCGACAAACCAAAAAGTGCTGAATCTTTTTGGGATGAATACAAATCAATTGGCAAATCACAAGGTCTTGAAGCAAAGAACCAGTGGTTTGCTGAAAACAAACATTTACTTAAATAATTTCACAACCAAGTGAATCTTAACTAAAACAACTAAAACCAAATATTATGGCTAATTCAATCGCAGGGGCAAATCTTGCCGAAATCGCACAGGAAAGCTTGGCTGGACTAAGTTCTCTTTTCGCTCCATTGAGCGCACTAACAACTGACTTTTCGTCTGACGTTCAAGGCGCAGGTGAAAGCGTCACAACTCGCTATCCAACAAAACCAACTGCTGCTGACATGAGCGCAGGAATCAAAAGCGCATCGCAAGATGTTGCCATGACTTCTGCAACTGTTTCGCTGAGCAACCACTATGGTTTCACCTATGGGTTTACTGATGTTGAGCGCAGCAAGTCATCCATCAATCTGAATGCTCTTTTCATCGAGCCAGCACTGCAAGCACTTGGTGACAAGGTTTTTGGTGATGTTTGGAATCTGATCACAGCCGCAAACTTTGCAACCAGTTCCACAATTACTGCTGCAAACTTTGACCGCGATGATTTGGCAGACCTTAACGCTGAGTTGACATCAACCAAGAAAGCGCCACAAGGCGGCCGCTCGGTATTCATGAATCCTGCATATTATGCTTCACTTGTTAAGACTCTTAACAGTGCAGAAATCCCAGGCATCACTGAAGAAAAGCGCGAAGCACTTGTGCCTCGTGTTGCAAAGTTCGATTGCTACGAAACAGACTTGGCAGACGCAAATGGTGAAAACCTTGCAGCGTTTGCATTCCAGCGCAATTCATTGCTTATGGCTGGCCGTTCTGTTGATACAGAAATGGCTGAACAAGCTGGCATTGAAGTTGAAAACGTTGTGATTCCGGGTCTTGGTCTTCCAGTTCAATTCCGTCGTTTCTATGACAATGACGGCATTCTTTACTACAACTGCAACCTTCTTTACGGAGTTGCAAAGGGCGTTGATTATGGCGTTCGCGTTGTTTCTGCTTAATTAAAATTGAAGCCGTCTTGGTCAATCCGGGGCGGCTTTTTTTAACTCAAAATTTAATATTATGTTTAAACCATCAGCCACATTACACAAAGCGCCAAATGGCGTTCTGTCTGTTTTAGCATGTTCAGAAGATGCCAACGAATGCTTGATTGCATTCAAGGCATGCATTGAACCAGGTGAAATTGCTTATTTGCGAAAAGGTCACTTGGACAAGTTCAAGAAAATTGATTCCATAAAGGTTGCCAAACCTAAGCCAACCAAAAAGACTGCAAAGAAGAAAACAAGTATTTTGCAATAAGGGGTTATTGTGTTACGTGTAAGCCGTCATCCAAATGAGTTTGGGTGGCGGCTTTTTCGTATCTTGCCAAAACTGATTTTCAATATTAAAAATAAAGCATGACCGACTTCAATGACTTCTTAAATATTGGCTGCCATGATGCTGCGCAAATCATGGGCGAATCAATTGAAATCAATGGCCAAACAGTCAACGCTGTCTTTGATGAGCAGGTAAATGAATGGGACATGGTTGAGCATGGTGATTATGAATCGCCACAAACAAAGTTGGTGGTTGCATTGTTGGACATTCGCACAGTGCCAAAAAAGAAAGAAAGATTTATCCGGGTGGCAACTGGTGAAACTTTCTTCATCACTGAAACCAGCATAAGCACAGGCAATGTTGAAATGAAGGCCAGAAATGAAACCAA